ACTATCTCACCTGATCGAAACCATGACAGCCCCATCAAAAACATACTATTTGAGTCTTTAAACTCGATCACCATTCAGTAGATTACCGCGAATAGTCTACCTTCTGAGTCTAATATGTTTATGGTGGAGCTGGAGGGATTCGAACCCTCGTCTCAGATGCCTTCATTTTGAAGGAGTTACAACAATTCAGTTACTTTCCTGAGAAAGTTTACACAGTTTACGCTTTAATAATAAAAGTTCAATAGTATTATCAAGCGTTTTTCTATAATTTAATATTTCTACTTTTTTCTTTAGTGAAAGATTATTAAAGTTTCTTCTTGTTACTGGCCAAATCTCACCATTCATCTAGGTTTTCCTAGATTTAGCAGTACAACCAAAAAGAAAACAATTAATGCTAATTCAGAAATTTTAATCGCTATAGCTGGAACTGCCATTAATAATAAAAAAAATAATACAACGCCTAATATAAATTTTTCAATAAGTTTCATAATTAACTTGGATATAGTAACATTAATGCATCGAGAACAATGTCATCAATTGGATTGTGTTTAATAACTACGTTTCTGTCCCATGTTCCAGAATAAGTTTCTGGATTAATATCACAATAACCGCGAGTGGATTTAGTAGCAGCCAAATCAACATATGTTCTCATATCTCGATAATTTGAATATTGCATAATTGGCTCATCGCCAGTTGCTTTACATAAACTATCTATAACAACCTGATCCAAACTGCCTCGAGTCCAGATTAACGTAGTTTTTGGGTCGCAATGAGAAGCAATATAATTTCTAATACAAGCAATTGCTTGTTTAGCTGGTAAATCTTTTTCACTTGGATAAAAACTTTGTTTCTTAGCTAAATCACATTGTTTATTCCACCAAGTAATGGTATCTTTTTCGGTAACGCGATTGTATTCTTTAACTTGTTCTTTTACATTAAATTTAACAAACAAAGAATTTTCGTATAACGATTCCCATGTATGTTTTTCAGCGGGATTTAAATAAACAATAGCAGCAGATAAAATAACTGAATTGGATTCAGCTCCAAGCGTTTCTACATCATAGACCAACATAATAACTCCAGAAATTAAACACTATTATTTTTTTGTAATCTCGCTAAATCTCCATCCATCATAGAAAGTTTTTTAGTTCGTTGCGTATCTTTAATTAATTCGTTAATTAACAGAGAAGATAATTTAATCAATTCTTTTGTTTGAGGCTCATCTAATTGATTATTGTTAAACCCATTAAGAAGTTTTCCATATTTTGCTAATGGCGTTTTTAATTTTGGGTTTGTATAATTTATTTTCATTTCTTTTTCTATTAATCTAAGGTGATAATATTCCGGAGCATCTTTGATTTTAAGCGGAAATCCATTAGCATTCCATATAATTGGATAACGATAATTTCCAAACAAAACTACTCCTAAGATTTTATCATTAAGAGTATCGCTAATTTCAAATTTATATCCAGCTGCAACCACTATAGTTTTATTTATAGTATCTGGAGTAATTAAATCGATAATTCTTTTAGAGGTGTTCAATTTTAACTCCGTCGTTATTTAAAATTGTTTTAAATAGATATTTTCTATCTTCTTTTTTAACTAAATTTAATTTAATAGCAATTTGAGTTGCAAACTGCCATTTAATAAAGTAATCCGGTTTAGCAGTAATTAAAATATTAAACTCACCAATTCTAAACGCTACCATGTCGTCATCTGAATATGTTGCATCGGCTCCGCATTTAGAATCAACCGGATGCTCCACTTCCCACTTTTCAATATTATCAACCAATATCATAATATCGATATCGTTATACGGTTCTGTGGGGCAAATATATTTAGAGCCTGTGTACAATACCTCTTTTGCCTCGGCGATTATTTGTTTAATATATTCTGGAAGATCTTCTTGAATCATAATAAATCCTCTAATGAATTAGCTGTAGTTTTATCGTTTCTAATTCCATCAAAAATTGGTAAGAATAATGACTTTTTATCAGAGCCTTTGCTTGAAATAATACAGTTATATTTTACCTGAATGATTTTACCAATATATAATTCTGGATTATCGCGTTCGCCTTGTTTATGTTTAAAACCGCTACCAACATTCACTTCTAATTGACCGCATGAAGTTTGACAAAGTAACGCACCAAGCATACCATCAAACTGAGTTCCAGGAGTTCCTAGTGTATAACCAACAACTAATAAATCGGCAGGATCTTCAGCTTTGAGTTTTAGTTGATATTTGGAGCGTTTTGCTTCCCAGATACCATTAATTGATTTAAGTATTCCTCCTTCTTCTCCACGGTCTAAATTACGTTGGTATTTTTCCATTACTTCTTCACGAGAATTAACTATTTCAGTTTCAACAACTTGTAACCTATTATCAGAAAAATCTTTTAAACTTTCAACAACTTTTAATCGTTCGCTATATGGAATTTTACAAATTTCCATAGAAAAATCTTGATATGGAATCCAATCCCAAACAACAACATACAAGCCTTTTTCTTCTTCAGGAGTAATAGTTCCACGAACAGCTTTGGTTACATAGCCATTTGAAACTTTGCGTTCTGCTACTCGACCATCAGGATAACGCCACATTAATTCGCCATCGATAATACATCTATCAGCAAATGGTACTGTTAAATCGTCAAAACAAGAGATAGATAAAACGCTACCATTACGAGTTGTTGCTGAAATAAATTTACCATCGAACTCAAGGTTGATTCGAGAAGAATCCATTTTGCATTGGAAAATAGCTGGATATTTAATATTTTTTTCAGTTTTTTAGGTAAAACAGGGTATTCTGGAATTAAATCTTTCCAAACTTTGTTAATTAGTTTAACGTTAACGCCACATTTTAAATCGCGTTCAATAACTCGATATAAAACTTCTTGGTCAAATTTCGTTAAATTATTTAATAGGTTACTAACGAATTTAATTGCAGCATTACCTGTTAATTTTCTATTCGCTATATTTTCAACCAATTCATTTAATGCTTTAGTTAAATCGCCTTTGTGATATACAGTAGAAAAGTAAGATGATTCTGGACGTTTTTTAATCCAAAATTTAATTCTAGGGTTATATGCTAATTCAAATACTAATCGTTTATTAGTATCATTTTTTGCTGATTCTAGGATAGCAAGTTTATCATTAGTGCTTGCAGTTTCAGCTAATAAGTTTAAAAAGTTTAACATTTAATTATCCTCAAAATATTCATTATAGTTTATTATACTCTAAGAGTAATTTAATGTCAAGCACTTTCTTCATACCACGATGGAGTATTTCTACCATTTATTTTACCTTTCCAGCTAGCAATATGTCGTTTTTCTGTATTGTAATAGTTTCTATAGGATGCAATTGAATCCCCTGGAACAATACAATGAACTGGCATCGCAGGAGTCGGTTCAGTAAAAAGTTTTGTTGAAATATTAAATGGAGCATACTGTAATTTATCAACTAAACCAATTTGCTCGCATTTGTGTATTTTACCATAACGATAAGTGTATTCTTTACATAATTCCACAAGTAAAGAATGAAGCCATTGATAATTTTCAAATCCATGGCGAACCCAAATAGCCGATGGGTGATTTATATGAGTTGCTGAATATAAAATATCGTCGTAAGAATTGTTAAGTTTCCATACTGTTTTTTTACGACCTGATGCAGAAAAACCTGCAGTTTCTACGCCATCTAGAACTCGATGAGCAGTAGAAAGCAACTGACAATATTCTAAAATCATTTTAACAGCATGTTTGTCGACATGTTGCTGAGCGCATAATTTTTGATCATTATTAATGTAAAAAATATTCATAACAAACTCCAATAAAAAAGGGCATACAGTTATTATACCGTATGCCCTTTCTAATGTCAAGCACTTTTATTTAACGAATTCTCTTAACTGTACTGCAGTTAATAATCCAACCTTTCGTTTAATTTCTTCGCCATTTTCCACAACAATTAATGTAGGAACTCCACGAACTTTGTATTTAGCCGCTAATTCATAATCTTCATCAATGTCAATCTCTATGAGAGGAATCGCTGGTGGATTATTTTCAATAATTGATGTTAACACTTTACAAGGTGAGCACCAAGACGCACTAAATTTTATCAATACTTTACCGCTTTCTGGAATATTACTCATATCACTTTTAGTTAATTAAAATTGCATTAGTTGGTAAATCGCTTCCGTCATCTTCGATATCTTTTTCAGTAACAAAATCTCCGCGCAAATTATAATAATTTCCAGGAGTCGGTCCATAATGTACAATTTTATAATCGTTACCTTCGTCATCGATAGAGTAAATAACTTCAGCATTAATTAATTCTGGTCTATCGTGCAATAAGTCTTGTAAATTTTCTAAATATTCACCAAATTTCATAATTCCTCTTAATTTAAAGTATTTTCAGCCCAAGTACGAACAAACTCCAGGCGTTCTTGCTCTGAAGTTTCCAAAAATGATTCTTTAGTGTAATTTTTTTGTATATATTCACACAAAGAATAGTATTCTTCATCAAAGTTTTGTTTATAATTACCGCTAAAAATTAATTCTAACTTTTTAGTACGAGCAATAAATTTTGATGTCAAGTAATATGGAGTTTTAAGTTTTAAAACTGCATCGCTATCCAAATCATAAACAACATAGCCTTCTCGTTTGTAAGTTTTAACTTGTTCTAATATGTCATAAAACGAACCAGTAACAATATCTGGGCGCATTACACTCCATTTTTTAGCAATTCCATTTAATAGTTTTTGATTAACTTGTTTAGAACCTTTAACTTTTTCGCGGCAACCAATTAAATATGCGCCAAAATTTTCTTTAATAATATGTGGATCATTTACATGTACAATTTCAAAACAAAATGTGTAGTCTTTATACAATTTAAGAATCTTTGACATTTTAGCTAATGGCAACATTTCTTTAGCCATTTCAATAAAATCGCTAGACAATGAACCAGTAGTAGAAACTAAAGGTTCATCATTGTACCAAGTAACAGCAGCCATAAAACCATTAATTTTATCAATAGCCATAATTTTATGATCAAGTGGAATAGTTGTACCATTTTCTTTGTAATTAAAAATTTTAGTAAATGGATATTGTATAATGTTATCATCTTTGTCAGTAACTAAACCACGAGCATCAACTAAATCTGGATGCATGTTCCATAAATTATCATAAAATACTTTGCGTTTGTATTTGTGTACAATTAAACCATTTTGTTCTTTTTTAGCTACAAAATCTTCATAACGAATATCAGGTGCTAATTTAATTTCAAATCGATCAGTCATTTTTTTAATTGTTTCTGGAGAAACGCCATGAATATTTTTATTACCATGACGATTTTCTACTATTAAACACGTT